CATCGTTGCCGGTCGAAGCCAAGAAAGAGCTCGAACCGCTGAAAGACGAAATGAAGCAGGAGCTCAGCATCGCAGTAACCAAGGAAGAAAAAAATGAAAACGCTTAACTTTGACGACAGGGAAAGCTGGCTTGCCGCCCGTAAGGGAAAAATCACTGGATCTCGCCTAAAAGACATTATCGTAAAGCGCGGTACAGGGAAAAAGATCGGCTTCTATGAACTCATTGCTGAACGTATTGCGGTTGATCACGACGGCGAGAATGTTATGGACCGCGGAACACGACTCGAAGAGGAAGCTATTAAGTGTTTCGAGAAGGCTACGGGAAAGAAAGTAAATCAGGATCTAGTTATTTGGTGCCGCGAGGATAACGACTGCATTGCTATTTCACCGGATGGGATAGTGGAAGGCGAGAATGCGGCAGTCGAGGCAAAATGCCTATCCTCAGCGCGCCATATTGAGGCGTGGTATATGCAAAAGGTCCCGGATGAGTATGAGTACCAGATCATGCAGTACTTCATCGTAAACGACAAATTAGAGACGATGTACATGCTCTTCTACGATCCGCGTATTCCGTGCAAGGACTTTTTCTTTCTCACAGTCCACCGAAAGGATGTACAGGCAGAAATTGACGCATGCTTGGAATACCAGAGGCAGGTGATCGCAGAGGTAAACCAGATTGTAAACGACTTAACATTCTAACGTGATCCACGAAAATTCCCTGACAACTTACGTTTCAATTGCACCGGAGCTCAGTAAGCGACAACGTGAGGTATTGGCAGTTTTCAGGGATGGTAAACCACACACAGACAAGGAAGTAGCAGACGCGCTTGATCTTGAAATTAATCAAATCACAGGAAGAATCAGAGAACTTATCTCAAAAAAAGAGATTGCAGAAGTCGGCAAAATTTATTCAAACGGCAGGCCCCGAAGGCTTTGCCAGATCGTTAAGAATACATTGTGGTGAACGGGTTTTACATTACAGTTTCAAACGGCTTACTAACGCCTCAGCATCGGGAACGAATGGGCACGGCGGTTTGGGAGTTTATGTGGTGCCTCGACAAAGTAACACGGGTCGACTCTCAGGGTATGGGCTGGGTCCTTGGTGGCAAGCCGGTCAAGCTTTCTGAAATAGGCCTCGGTACTGCCGACGACACTGTTTCCCGAAACCTTAACAAGCTCAATGATGAGGGGTACATAAAGCTTATACGCACGCCGTACGGCCTATCAATCAGAGTCTACAAAGCTAAAAAGAGATTCTACAAAAATGCGGTATCTGAAAACGAGAGAAACCGCAAAAATGCGGTATCTAATAGATCCGACAAAAATGTCGAATCACTCCGAGAAAATGTCGAATCTAATAAGACAGTAACAGTAGACAGTAACAGATTAGACATAAATTCTGCGGATCAGGGCTCCGCGCATGCAGAGATAGTTGAAGTTATTGATCTTTTTAAGCCAGTCAATCCAAGTTTCGGGAGGTGGTATGCAAACAAAACCCAGCGCTCGGCAATCTTGCGGCTCCTCACTGCTCATGGACCGCCCCAGGTCAAACGGGTTATTGCGCTGTTGCCGAAAACAAACAAAGTCCCTTACCTACCGATCATCACGACACCAGCGCAACTTGAGGATAAATGGGCGGCATTGGAGGCGGGGCTTATCAAGAAAAAAGGCGAGTTTGAGATGAAAAAGCCAAAAGTAATATTCAGCTAACATGAGATATTTCAAAATTAAAACAGGGTACAAAGACGAGGATTTTATACCGATCGACGAGACAGAACTTGAGGTCGCGATGTACGCCTTTCTCACCGACTCCAAGGCAGTGTTTAAAAACGGCGTGGTCAACGGGAAAAACATTATGTCCATTACCGAGGACTGGCACCGGGCAAAGGGCTGGAATTACGGCTACAAGCTTACCCCAGAGGACTTCGCCGAAATATCACGGGATTGTGGGGAATATGTCGGTTTAATCGCAGAAGTAAAAAACAATGTTCAACGAATTATCGAAAGTGGTCGGCCAGAGCTCATCGGAAAAACCGACTACACGAAAATGCGTACGTTGCCAGGCAGACATGAAACGGGTCCGGACGAGCTTCACGTTATGCGCCAGTTGCCTAAGCTCACTTGAGGAGTCGGATCCGATACTCAAGGATTTTAGGAGAAAGTTTAACATCAAAAAATAAGCGGTATGAAGTCTGATCAGGCAAAAAAATATCAAAATAACTTCGGTTTCGAGATTGTTCTCGATGAGAAAACGGGCAAAAAGAAAATGGCCCTAAACTCGATGCGGTACTTCCAGCATTTCTTGGATACGAAGACAAAGGTCGGTGACAAGGGAAGTTTTGAGCCGAAGTTTGAAAAGCCTACACGTTCAGCTGAGCAGCTTAGATATTACGCGGTCCTTGTTGGCCTCATTGCAGATTATACAGGCTATACATGGGATGAAACGCACGAAGCATTAATGAAACTCAAATGGGGAACGAAAAAGGTAGTGATTGATGGTGAAATTGTCGAGGTCAGACGTTCTCTATCAAACAAGGCAAAGTTTCCGAAAGGCGACATGGTGGAACAAATAGATTTTGCACTCGAGAAATGCAAGAAGTTTGAGATCCATGTCCCGACAATGCAGGAACTTGGATATGTCAGCAATTATCAGCCGTATGGAGTAAAAGTATGAAATTAACACCATCTCAACAAAAAACGTTGGACTTTATCACTAACATGAACAACTGGAGACCGCCGACGTATACCACAATCATGAAGCATCTCGGAGTCCGAAGTAAAAATACGGTGTACAAGAACATTAAGAAATTAAAGGAGCTGAAACGGATATGAACGCCAAGAAAAAAGGGAACGCCGGAGAACATAAGTTTGCAAACTTCCTACAAAGCCACGGCATCAAAGCCTATAAAAATTCAAGCAGCGGCGGCAACATCTGGAAGTCAGACATCCACAACAACATTAACGCAAACTTTGAGGTCAAAACCTGCAAGAAGATAAATCTCAAGGAATGCTGGAAACAGACGGACCGCGACTCGTCACTTTCAAAAACAACTCCTTATCTGGCAATCCACTTCGACGGCATGCCAGATGGTGAATGGCTTATGGTCATGCACAGTGAGGATTGGGTCGATATGTTGAAAAAGTCATTAGAAGAAAAAGAGGTGATTGAGATCCCGCAGGAGGATAGCAGGGATAAAAAGTGGGCTATAGAAAACTTAAGACTCGCGGTTCAGAAAGCGCTTAAGCACCTGTAAATAACAAAACAATGAAAGTAAAAACAAAAGAGGAAATGATAGAGGAAGTAGCCGAACTCAAGCATGATAACGAACGATTGACTCTACAAGACCAGCTTACACGCAAGGAATTTGCCAAAGCATTTAGTTGGTATAAACAGAGAAAGCAATACGACTATGGAGAACCAGAGCATATCTTGCCCTCATGGGAATCGATATTTGTTGAGATTGGCAGGTTAAAGGCCGCCCGTGACTTCATAGACTTTGAGGGAAATATCTCAGAGCTTGAATATGCTGTAGAGGATTTAAAGAAAAGAGTCGAACCTATCAATAACCTAAAGCAATAGTATGAAAAGAGAACCGTTGTATCCTATAGATTTGGGACACATACAAGATAAAGCGCAGGCTATAGTTCATGCTCTGAGCGTTTACAATAACCACGAAAGAAGCCAAGAAGTACGTGATTTTTATTTAAAAAAGGCTGAACAATTGGCTTCAACAATTGTACACGACATAGATTATCTGATGGACACAAGGTTGTTTGATGGGAGGCGTGCCCTCGGCCTTGATGATGAAGTTAACCAAAATGAATCATGACCCCTCATACACAGCATAGTTGGGAGAAATTGAAGGAAGAAATAAACACCAGACTCTGGTATGCGCTTGGAGATATAGAGCCGACAGAGGAAAAGATGATACGCGCTGTTACAAGTATGGAAGAACTTATCCGCTCCACACTCGCTGAACGTGAACAAACATTACGGGATAAGATATGGAGACTAGAAAATCCATACCTAGGCAGGAATGGTGACGAGCGCCACGATTGGGCAATTAATGCTTATGCTAAGGCTCTTGAAGATGTCCTTGACCTCCTCTCTCAAGAGAAACAAGATTAACTAAAACAATATGACAGAACATTTTAGAGGTTTGCGAAAAGTAGTAATGGTAAATGTACTAGAAGGAAACGGCAAGGATATTCCCTTTAGAGAGGTGCATTACATCTTTGATTTAGACCAGCACGGAGGAAGTTTCGGCGGCTTGGTAGGAAAGATTGACCCCATTGATTCTATTCCTGATACCGATGTGAAGGAGAAAGATAACTAAAAACTAATTAATATCTTATGGAAACAAAGGTCGGAAATTGCATTGAAGAGATGAAGCTACTGCCAGACAAGAGCTTTGACTTGGTCCTTACTGACCCGCCCTATAATGCCAAGAATATTGGTCCAAACGCTAGAGAGTACAGTTTAGGCCAAATGCAATTACCGCAAGAGGAATACATCAAATTCTGCCAAGATTGGTTTAAGGAGGCTCGGAGGGTAGGTAAGACGCTTGTGTTCACGCCCGGTATTGCGAATGTTTGCTACTACCCACAGCCTGATTGGATTATCTGCTGGCATAAACCTGCAGCTGTGAGCTTTAATCGCTTCGGAGGATTCAACGCATGGGAGCCGATACTTGTTTACGGAAAAATCGCTAAAGGAAAAAGACTCGGCCAAGATTACTTACTGGTCCATACGATGAACTTTAGCCGAGGCATTGAAACAGGACATCCTTGCCCTAAACCTCTGGAGCTATGGGAGATACTGATTGATAAATTCTCAAACGAGGGCAATACGGTACTAGACCCTTTTATGGGAAGCGGGACGACGGCGGTAGTGTGTCGAAAATTTAATAGAAAATGTGCGGGCTATGACATCAATCCTGAATATGTAGAAATGACTCAACAAAGAGTTAATCATATACCGGAGAGCTTGTTTGTTTAGCCCCCTCATTACTCATTTGAACCAAAGAAGATATATGACAATAGCAATAATAATCACATTAATAGTTCTGTTCATAATCACATGGATAGTCATAGCGGTTAATTCAACTCAATCATTGCCACCTTGCTGTTTAAGATGTCTGCATAATGATTGCCGATGTCTCCAGTTCTCGCCATACTGCTGTGACCATTATGGTATAGGCTCTCTACGAAGAGAGAATGAGAATCTAAGGCGAGAAAATCTTGAATTACAGAGCAAGCTACTATACGAAATCCGCAAAGAGAGCACGGTATATGCGAAGTCAGTAAAAGAGCAGGAATACGTAGATATAATCACCAGAGGACAAAAGACTGCCGAGCAATTATTAAAAGACTTAAAGATAGAAATTGAGTAACCCCCTCATCCTCTTAATAATATATGGAACAGGAATTGAAAAAGAAGCTAGATGAGGTATATGACGTCGGAGTTAAAAACGGCCGCATTGAGATGAAAAATAAAATCCTCAAGAGCTTAAACCGAGACTGGAAGCTATTTAGCACAATCGCAGAGGTGAAGCTTCTTGTAAAAGTCCTGAAAAAGATTAATAGATTATCTTAGCCCCTCTTAATAATATAACTATATAGCCCACCTGAAAGGAGAAGAATAATATGAATGTCCATAAGATGATAAAAAAAGAAAAACTGACCCCCGACCGCTATAAGTGCATGCACTATGGCTGTCGCAAGATGTCTGTATTCAGAAAGTATATTCACAATAGACGTTTTTACAGTACCAAGTGTGCAGATCATGACGAAGCGCTACAGTTATCCACTGGTAATGCAGAGGTTAGTGGTATATAATGTGACTACAAATCAATAGAAAATCTCCTGGCGCTCATTTAGCGCTATTTTTTGTGAAAAAGCTCTACACCATGTTGTTAGTCTTTTTCGGCTACAGATCAGGATGCTGTTTTGCACCTGTCTATATTTGGAGTAGTGATAAGACGTACTGTGAGAAGTGTGGCCAAAAGACATGAAACTATAATGACAAAACAGAAAGTCTTTGTATTCAATGATCCGGACAAGCTCACAGAAATGCTCATACTCCGAAGCGTTGGATATAAGACTGTGAGCCTAGGTATCCGATACAAGGTGGATCAGAGCGCCATATCGCACCAGTGCAAGAAATACTGTGTTACTCCAGGAAAACCATATGAGCCAGTACAGTTAGCAATCGGTAGGCCATTCACACCTATTGTCCACAAGAACCGCTATGACCATATCCTCTATGAACCAATCAACAACGGCAAGAGAAACTACCGAGCATATCTTGAAGAGTTAAAAAACAGAAAGAAGAAATGGAAAAACTTACTGTAAAAAACGAATACCCACCTAACTACGATTACATAAAACAGTTCTTTCCAGCTGAAGCTCACAAGGCAATATTTGCATACGGACAAATAATCTACAATCCCTTTAAAGTTGAGATTCCACCAGACGTTGAAGTGCATGAGGCAACCCACACAAAACAGCAGAAGTCATTTGCTACCCCTGATCTGTGGTGGCTACGATACTGCACTGATACTGAGTTTAGAAAGTGGGAAGAGGTTGAAGCCTATGCGAATCAGTACAAATCCCTGAAAGCTGTCTTACGGGAAAAGGTATATCGTCTGGCACTTGATGAATTTGCTGAGGTACTTTCCGGGCCATTATACAACTTAGGCATTACGAAGAATCAAGCTCACAGTTTAATTAAAAGGAAAGCAAAATAATGATTATTTGATTTCAAATCAAAACAACATGAGAGGAGGAAAAAGACCAGGAGCCGGAAGGCCAAAAGACAGTAAGGAGAAGCAGACGCTTATTAGGGAGCAGGCAATTTTAGTATTGCGTGAAAAGGTGTTAGCAGAAATAGGGCCGATAGCTGAGGCGCTCATTCAAAAAGCGAAGAAAGGCGATACATATGCGGCAAAAGAGTTGTTTGATCGGGCATTTGGTAAAGCTCCACAGGAGATTACCGGTGCGGACGGCAAGGACTTAATTCCTGTGCCAATTTACAATGGAAACAGCGTGCAGAATTAAAGACACGACAGCGACACGGAAAGTCTTTGAGCTCAAAAAGCGCATCAGGTCTGTTTGCGGTGGAACATCTGCATCAAAGACTGTCTCTATCCTCATTTGGTGCATCGATTACGCCCAGAGCGTCAATAACGAGCTTATAAGCGTTGTGTCAGAATCATATCCGCACCTAAGCGGTGGTGCAATGCTTGATTTTGAGCTCATCATGAAAGACCGAGGTTATTGGGACGAAAAGCGATGGGTAAAGACTCCTAAACCTACCTATACATTTGAAACAGGATCAAAAATAGAGTTTCTTTCAGTTGATACGACAGGCAAAGCCCACGGCCCACGACGTGACGTGTTGTTTGTGAATGAGTGCAATAACCTGAGTTACGAAATCGTAGACCAGCTCATCACTCGAACGCGAAAGATTGTCTGGCTTGACTGGAACCCGTCAGAGGAGTTTTGGTTTTACACGGACATGAAGCCAAACCGAGACGACATTGATTTCATAACTCTTACGTACAAGGATAACGAAGCCTTGGATGAAACGACGATCCAAGAAATTGAGTCTCACAAAAATAATAAGAACTGGTGGACAGTCTATGGCCTTGGCCAGCTTGGAGCGATAGAGACAAGAATTTACAAGAACTGGAACTTTATTGATGAAATACCCTACGAAGCGCGCCTTGTTCGACACTGGCTTGATTTTGGCTACTCAAACGATCCTACAGCCATTGGGGATGTGTATGAATACGATGGTGGGTACATTCTCGATGAGAAAGCGTACACAAAAGGACTTTCAAACAAGCAAATTGCTGATGTGCTATCGAACCTTGAACAAGCGGTAACAGTTGCCGACAGCGCAGAGCCTAAAAGCATTGATGAAATTGCTATGCATGGCATAACAATTATCCCGTCGAAGAAAGGTAAAGACTCTGTTAAAAATGGCATTCAGATTGTCCAAAACGAGCGTGTATCTGTTACGAAGCGTTCACTCAATATCATCAAGGAATACAGAAACTACAACTGGATGCGTGATAAGAACGGGAAAATCATCAACGAGCCTGAACCTGGGTTTGATCACCATATGGACGGGATTCGCTATGCATTTCAGTCACTGCTTGATGTCACACCTACTCACATCAAGCAACAGCAGGAAGTAGTGTTTGATAAAAACAGGCACAGGCAGTCAATGAACAGCACAAAATGAAGAGGTACTACGATAAAAAGTTCTTTGTTATATCACTGTGGTACTGGAGAGTCGAAGTTGCTTTTGCTGTAAACATGGACAAAAACGAGGTACTGCGAAAGTTTAAGAGAATATCGGACAGGCCTGATGTCATTGAATGCCTAGAACAAGAACTCAATGGGTGGGATACCACCTCAAAAGTTACACGGGGTAGGATGATCTCACTGCCGTCAGGGTACTTAGTGCTCCTAAATTTTAAAAAGGATAACTTCAGAAATGACATGGGTACGTTAGTTCATGAAGTCTCGCATGTCATCCACTACATGTTACGAGAAAGAAGAGTGCCATTGATTGAAGAGACTGAAGAAGCCTACACATATGGCATCGAACACTTAACAGTTGAGGCTATGAAGGCACTCTATGACTAGAGATCTATCAATTCTTATTCCGACCCGAAACGAAGAATGGGTGCGGAAAACGATTGCAGATATTATCGAGCACATTGAAGCTGATACAGAGATTCTTGTCGGTATCGACGGCAGTGATGATGTGGAGATAGCCGAGGAAAACAACGATAGAGTCAGGAAACACTTTACTGGCAAGGTACTCGGCCAGCGGGCTATGACAAATGAGCTTGCACGATTATCTGATGCAAAGTATGTCATGAAGACTGACGGCCACTGCTCATTCTCACAAGGTTTCGATGCAGCCATGATGAGGCAGATGGATGAGAAGACAATCCTTGCTCCGCAAATGGGCGTTCTCACACCTCAATCATGGGCAATAAACGGCAAGAAGATGACGACGCGATACTGCTTTGATACGAATTTTGTCATGCAGTATGATCAGGAAAACGGGAATGAGGAGACAATGTGCTTACAGGGCTCATGCTGGATGATTTCACGGGAAAACTATTGGAAGTGGAACGTGTGTGACGAGATGCTTGGTAGCTGGGGTGGGCAGGCAGCGGAGCTTGGCATTGCGGCATGGCTTCACGACGCACGCTGTCGAACAACACGGGATGCCTACTACGGACATGTCTTCAGGCATTCAGACAAAGATTTTCCGTATGAACGAGGTGAAAGCCCTGGAAAGTTTGCAACGGAGGAGCTTAAACGCAGATACGGGAATGATCCAAGAATCAAGGAAATGGTCAACTATTTCGGGTTTCCGGCTGATTGGAAAAGTATGAATTAGGCAGTTGAAATAAATACTACGATTGCTGTATAGACAGGTTTTTAACTATATAGCAATGACTAACACAAAAGGGAATAATTTTGCTCATGTGGCGGCAGTGCTTATTGCACTTCTCATCGTGGGCTATTTGGTTTTTATAAATGTTCGACAGCCTGATACAGCAATCGGCTCGGTGACACTCGGTAGTGAGTACCAGTCAACGACAACAGATGCAACGTTTAATACGGTGACGTATAAAAACCTCTGCATCTCAACACCGATAGCTGGATGCAGTGGTTCGCTTAGTAACGTAACTGTTACGACAGTAGGCAACAACTCGCTTATCTTTTATGATGCGACAACGTCAATTGCCGCAAACCGCACAAACACTGCGACTACGACTCTCGCTAAATTCCAGACTGTAGGCACAGTCGGTACATACACATTTGATGCACTGTTTCGTTACGGCCTTCTCGTTGAAGTTGTAGGTACAAACGTCGCTTCAACGACAATTACATACCGACAAAGTAACTAGTCATGGATGGTGAAAGCCTACATGAGATAGTCAAACGGGCAGAGACTAACTACGTTCACGGCACCTCACGGCTTGGTGAACACGTTGACTTTGAGATGCATGCAACAGTCGAGAAGATTTTTGCATACCTCAATTCTCGTCATACGACTGGCTCTCAAGACTCACTTGGCAGAGACAAGCCGTTTTTCAACATTGTCACAGCGGCAGTAAACATTTGGTATAGGGCAACTGACTTAGACAGAAAGGACATGATCATCTTGCCTGACAAAAATGGCAACGTCATTCCTGCCTTCTTTGCAACAGTGCTCCTTCAAGACTGGATGAAGCGAAACAAGTTTAATGTCTTTCTCAATCACTGGGGCAGGACGCTTGCCCAGTATGGTTCGGCAGTCGTTAAATTTGTGGAGCAGGATGGTGAACTCAAGTGCTCAGTCGTGCCGTGGTCTCGGCTTATTGTTGATCCGGTAAACTTTGACGCGCTTCCACGCATTGAGAAGTTTTACAAGACTCCGGCGCAGCTCATGAACATGGCTACAAAGGGCCATCCAGACTATGCCGGATACGACATGGAAAAGGTAAAGTCCCTTATTGAAAACCGAGGCACACGAAAGAATCTCAACCAAGAACAGGTAGATAATCAAGCTGAGTTTATCGAGCTCTACGAAGTCCACGGACTTCTTTCAATGGCTACGTATAACGAAGCTAAAGGCTTGAAAGTTTCTGATGCTGATAAGACTAGCTTCCGCCAGCAGATGCACGTTATTACGTGGCAGGAAGGAAAAGACGGCAAGGATATTGACTACACGCTCTTTAGTGGAAAAGAAAAGCAGGATCCGTACATGATCACCCACCTCATTGAAGAGGAAGGCCGAACACTTGCTATTGGTGCTGTGGAGTACCTCTTTGACGCGCAATGGATGACAAACCACACGATGAAAGCATGGAAAGACCAGATGGATTTGGCATCTAAACTAGTATTTCAAACAGCGGACACAAACTTTGTTGGACGAAATGTGCTTACAAACATTGAAAACGGAGATATTCTTATCCACTCATCCGGCAATCCGCTTACGCTCATGCCAAATACAGGGCATGACATCACAAACCTCAAAGCGTTCGCTGACCAATGGCGGGTAATGGCACAGGAGATTACTTCTACACCTGACGCTGTTCGCGGAAATACGTTGCCGTCTGGCACACCATACTCGCTTGGTGCATATCTTGGTACGCAGTCGCTTTCCTTGTTTGAAATCATGACTGAAAACAAGGGAAACTCAGTTGAAGAAATGCTGCGCCGGTTTATCATCCCGAACATAAAGTCAAAACTCAATACAAAGGAAGAAATTATAGCAATCATGGAAGATCGAGACATCAAGCGGCTCGATGCAATGTACATTCCACGCGAAGCAGCACGACGATACAACAGCAAGGTCAAAAAAGAATTTCTCAATGGTTTGCCAAATGGCGTCCCTTCTCCATACATGCCGCAGGTTGCCGAGTCAGAGGTGGCCGGTGAATTAAGCTCAATGGGTAACATGCGCCCACTTGGGCCAGGGGATGTGACGTGGGCAGAAGCTTTAAAGGATTTGGAGTGGAAGCTTGATGTCGGCATCACCAATGAACAAGCCGATAAGCAAGCAGTATTCCAAACACTGACGTCGGTTCTTCAGACTCTGGCTACAAATCCTGGTGTTCTCCAGGATCCGAACATGAAGCTTTTGTTTGGAAAGATACTGACCATGACGAACACTGTGTCGCCTGTTGAACTTTCTGCCATGCCTGCACCTGTTGCGACACAACCTCAACCTAACCAGTTACCACTGGAACAATTAGCAGCTAATAATAAGAACGTAAATGGATAAAGGACAGCAAATGCGCTTTACCGATGCAGAACTTGCAACGATAAAGTCAACCTTTAAGGACAATGACGCACTCCTTAAAGTATTACGAAAGGTTTTTCTACCGGAGTATGACCCGTATGCACCATTCGGGCAGGGCATAGATCTCTGGATGACGATTGATGTGCGCAATCTTGATCCGCAGACTGCATACACACGTCTTTTGGCTCGAAATGAGCTCATTACGCATGTCGAGCAGCAACTAGCGCAGATCAAGTTCCTTGCTGATATGAAAACAGAGACAGCACAGGAGAAAGAAGCGCGGGAAAAGAAAGATTCAACGAAATAGTATGAATCTTGAGGTTAAAAGTCGATACATAATTTAATCACAATTAGGGAAGGATAACCCATAAACCAATGGACAATAAAGAAGAGCAGCAGGAAGCTCAAAAAAATCCTGAAACTGAGGCCGAACAGCATCAAGAAGGCGGTGACGAAACACCTGAAAACGAGGGATTGACACCTGAACAGATTGAAGACCTTAGAAAGCGAGCGAACGCAAGTAGCCAAAACTACGAGCGAGCAAAAAAAGCTGAAGAGGAACTCAAGAAGTACAAACAGTCTACACAGCCTAAAGAGGAAACTCCAAAAGGCGAGGTGCTTTCTTCGATGGATGCACTGCTGCTTGCTAAGGCAAGTATCGAACTTGAAGATGTTGATACAGTGACGCGCTATGCGAAATTTAACAATATCTCAGTTGCAGACGCACTCAAGGACAAGACTCTCAAGACAATTATTGCCGAGAGGGTAGAGGAACGGGAAACTGCTCGCGCAACCCAGACACGGGGAGCACGGACGGCACCGAAAGTATCAAATGATGCACTTATTGAGCAAGCTAGTTCAGGAAGACTTCCTGACAGCGACGATGGAATCGACAAGCTCACAAGTGCCCGAATGGAAAACCGAAAGAAAAAGTAGGTTTTGGACAATGGTAATGAGTCAGTAAACCGGACAATGGTTTATCAATTAGCATTACCATTAAATGAACACTATTGGAACTTCAACTTTAGGAAGTTCGTGGCGAGCAAAATATTTCTCGTCAAACCTTCAGAAAGTTCTCCGAAACGCTTTGGTCAGTGAAAAAATCTGCCAAGTCGACAGCACGGACAGCTACTACATCCATAATCCATATGGAAACCAGCCTACAGCAGCCATTCAGGCTCTGACTGGTACGTATTCAGTCTCTGCCTTCACAATTACCGATGACTCTCTGACAGTTACAGATGAAGTCATCTACGGTGAGCATGTATTTGACTTCGAGCGTGTAATGAGCAATTACACCTTGATGGCAGATCGTATGGATGACATGGCATACGCTGTGGCATTCGGTATCGACAAGTTCGTTCTCAACGTTCTCACAGAAGACGGCACAGGCACGTACACAACACCGGTTGGCGGCTTTACATCAGCAGCAAACATTCCGGTTATTGTCTCTAACCTTGTTTCAAAGGTTATGGGCTTTGCGGATGCGTACCGAGGCCTCTTCTTGGTTATTGAAAACACCGATGTTCCTGGATTCCTTCAGGCACAGATTGCATCAGGCTTCTCATACTCTGATGCGGCTCTCAACAACGGTTTCATGACCAATTATGCAGGTGTCGATATTTACGTTGTCCGATCAGGAACATTCGTATCTACAACCCTCGGCTCACGAAGCGACCTTACAAACTCTGGCCACCGAGTATTCGGCGTCAAGAATGTTTGTACATACGCTTCACCTCGTGGCATTCAGTACATGGAAAAAGATGTATCTGGAAAAACAGGAAAGGAAATCGCAGTTGTCGGTTATGTTGGCGCAAAAGTCTGGACACAGAAAGCCAGCCTTATTGTCGACATCACACTCGCCTAGTCATTATCAGCCCACTTCTGGGCTGGTGTATGGGGGCTGCCTTGGTGGCCACCATTGTCCCCACCATCTGCCCCCAGATACAAGCTCAGAAGTAACTAACCCACATGGCAAAAACAAAAGAATCATCAAAAGAAACACCGGTTGAAGCTTCAAAAAGCCAGCGCGAGGTTCTCTGGGAAAAGTTCGTTGCTAACTACAAATTGGCAAACCCAGTCAAATATGAATCTAAATTGGCGCGTGGTGAATTCAAGAATATCCCGACTTCTTTCAAGGGAGAAATCACCATCGTTAAGGGTAAAGAAGTAATTGTCTAATAACAATGAAAAACATCTTAACAACAATCGGAATCATATTGGCAATCGTCCTCGGTTTTGCTGGATACACCAAGCAGGCTGAGACACCGGTTGTGAATAACGTCGGTGCTCTGTCCTCACCGGACATCATTAGCCCGTATCTTCGCTGGGGAGGTGTAGCTAGCTACGCTGCAAGCCAGCCTATGCAGACTGCAACCACAACACTCTGCTGGTTTGAGAATCCATCAACAGGAACCTCAACAATCGAGTCGGTTACGTTCCAGGTCAACACTGGTACATCGACAGCTGCAAACATTACAATTGCAACTTCAACCACTCGATACGCAACATCGACAAACGATACACCGCTTGTAGCAAACCAAGCTGTCCTATCTGGCGGAACAGCCACACATGGCTTCCGTTCATCAACAGGACGAAACTTCTTGCTCGGTCCAAGCGAGTACGTTGTTGTGCGAACTGCTGGCGCAGGGCTCAACGGATACACATTCGGAGGTCTCTGTCAGGCAACATTCCACACAGTATCAAACTAGTCGTTTCTTAACTCAGGGCTTTCATGAGCCTTGAGATTAGGAAATAACAACAATGTCAATCCAATTTTCTGATACAAGTACATACAAAGGTCTCGTTCAACTGTTTGAACGGGAAACCCAGCAAGGTAGAACCGCTGTATCAGGGGATACTGACAAACTGAAAGAGTTTACTGTAGATGTTAACCAAACACTTGATGAATTTGTTGAGCTGGCGCTTCGCTCCGGCGGAACATGGAAGTTTGATGACTCAAACCATACAAGGTTACCAATTATCTACGCCAACCTCGTTTCAGGCCAACGAGACTATGAATTTACGACTGACCAGCAAGGTAACATCATTCTCGATTTTACTCGCGTGATGGTTGCGGATCCAAGTGGCATTTACCACGATGTTAACCCGAAAGATCAGCAGTATGCAGATAACAACACCACTCAGACATCCTCATTTGTAGACGGCAGAAATACGGGAGGAGTGCCGACTACGTATGACAAAACACAGCGCTCCATATTTTTTGACCCGATTCCAAACTATAACTATACAAACGGCATTAAGATCTTCATAAACCGCGAGGCGTACTACATGACGTACACGAATACCACAGAAAAGCCTGGCATACCTGGTATTTTCCATGAGTACCTTTACCTAAAGCCTGCGTATAAGTATGCACGGATTCATGGTCTCGCAAATCTACAGCAACTAGAAAAGATAATTATCGACCTTGAGGGCTCAAAACGCCTTGGAATTGTCGGAAAGATTGAGGAATATTTCTCATCACGGACATGGGATGAGCGGCCGAGATTACGAGCTAACGTTGAAAGCAACAAATAACTATGGCTACCTACACAAAATTTAATTCATTTGTCGAAGCTCTTGCAGAGAAGGTACATAACCTTGGCTCAGACACGCTTAAAATTGCACTTACAAACTCTGCACCGGCTGCATCAAATACAGTGTTAGCAAACATCACCGAAGTTACGTATACCAATCTTTCATCACGAACTCTCACTGTCAGTTCTTCAGCTCAGACATCAGGGACTTATAAGCTTGTTGTTCAGGACATAACCCTTACATCATCAGGTGGCACAACTGGCCCATTTCGGTACCTAGTTATCTACAACGACACAGCCTCTAATGACGAGCTCATTGCCTATTATGACTACGGCACATCAATCACCCTTCTTGATGGTGAGCAGCTTCAGATTGATTTTGACGGCACTAACGGAGTCTTAACTATTGCTTAAATGACAATCGTAGTTTCTGACAGCTTTACCAGGGCTAACTCAAACACTGTCGGAGCGGCCGATATTGGTGGAACATGGACTGAAGGCGGATCGTCAGCTGATAATGAACGGATTGTCAGTAATGAATTAGAGCTAGGTAATGGCGGTTCAGCGGCAAAGGTCTATCTTGATCATGGGAGCCTTACTAGGCCAATATCGCTAAGCTGTAAGGTAATCACAAGCACAGCAACGAGAAGTGCCCGAATAGGATTTAGATGTGACACCGACATCATAAACACTCACATTTCGCTTAACTTTACTACTGGTGGATTTACGCTTGCCGGTAACAATAACGGGTCATCAACATCAACTGTTGAATCCCTAACGGGTACGTTCTACATCTGGCTTGATGAGGAGACGAATGGTGGAAATGTAAACATAAAATCCTACATTTCCACTACATCAACAAAACCAGGCTCACCAAACCTCACTCTTACCGGAATTGCAGTAAGTACAGGAACAAAAATTGGATTCTTTTACGATTCAAACGCGGCAGGTCAACATCCGATGTTTGACGACATTCAGTTACGGGACGGAGCGCCGTTTAATCTCACTGCTGCGACTGGAACTTATACACTTACTGGTGTCGCCGCTTCTCTTTTGTTTATTCATAAGCTTAGCGCTACTGTCGGCTCATATGTTCTTACTGGGTTCGATACGCTCTTTAAGCGGTATCGGGTAGTTAACCAGGAGAAAGGTTCAGCACCAGGCATTATTAACCAATCAAAAGCGTCAGCGCCAAATATTACTAATCAGGCAAGAAGTTCTGCGCCAAGCATCACTAACCAGTCAAAAAGCTAATGGAACTTGAACAGCTAAAAAAGAAAATCGAGGAGCTTGAGAAATGGAAAGCTGACCATGAACGCCAGCAGCTTCGTTTTCCATTGGACGCGGTAACCAAAAGAATCGTTCAGGACAGGCTAGTTGTTGCAAATGGAAAGACAGTTGATCCTGTCGGACTTTTGACTGATACGACTGCACTACAGGTCTTAGTGAACGGAAACACATACTGGATTTTAGCAGCACCAACACCATGACAACTGTTAATGAACTCATGACTAGAGTTGACAGACTCTTGACATACAAGGCCCAAGTTGAAAAACAGCAACTAAAGGAACCACTTGATGCTCAAAGTAGAGCGGCGATCGAAACCGGCAAAGGTCTCTTAAATGGCGTGCTTGTTATAAAAGACAGAAGTCTGACGGGGCCAATATTCTTTACAGATCTACTGGGCTTCGGCATGGGGGTTGATATTCCCAATGTCTACTCCAACGTAACCATAAACGAAGGAGATCCAACGGAGAAAGTGATACCGACAAGCCGCTACTACCTCTACGCCACCGTTCCCCTTACGAGATTCACGATAGACACTTCTACTGACGTATTCTCGTACAGTGGTCATCCACAGCTTTCCAATGGAGACAGGATTGCAGTTGTTGGAAACGGAGATTTACCGACTGGACTAAGCGAGGCTTTTCCATACTACGTCGTCAACAGGGCTGCTAAGACATTCCAGCTATCAGAATCGGAAGGTGGCAGTCCGATTGACATATTAGTAGATAACGGCGCATTGGAGTATTACTTTGGAAAAATATGATTTTTATACCACGTAGAGAAACAAAAAATATTATTCAGACAAACCAGAGTAAAATCCTGGGCGATGTGTGGTCAACATGGAATATTGACCTTCGGGATAACTTTGGGGCGATTCGGCTAGGAAACAAGATGAAACTCAGATCATCAACGGCTGATGACGCCCAGCTCGGTACGCCAGTAGCGTTTAAGGATTTTGATGGCCGAGTTTTTGCGATATGTGGCGGAAGTGTCTTTAAAAACGGCGGCTCAAACATTACCTCGGCTTTTACTGAAGATGCCTCTT